TAATAACAAGTTATTATCGGTATAATATAAAAATAAGTTTTGTTTTTAAAATAAATTAAATTATCATAGGGGGTAGTAAAATGCACTATAAATTATTGATAAAGTACTGGAATAAAAAGGAATTACAAGGGTTAAAGTTAAAAAGAGCAGTAACATTGATTAGACAAATGGAGATGTGGAACAATGAAATTTAGAAAAGCAAAGTTAAAACAAGTGATTATGTATAAAGTAAAATGGTTAGTTTGTATGATAAGAGGTGGCAAATAAGATGACAAACAATAAATTATTAAAAATTAAAATGTTAGAGGCAGATTTGGAAAGTTATGAAAAATTAGCAAAGAAAATGAATATGACAAAAGGTAATTTATGTAACAAATTCAATGGTAGATGTAGTTGGACTCTTGATAATATTAAGAAAATAAAAGAAGTATTAAATTTGAAAGATAGCGAATTAATAGAAATATTTTTTAAGTAATGGAGGATATAAATATTATGAATAAGACTAACGATAAGACTAACAATTATATGGGTCGTGAAATGCTTATAATAGCAGATGATAATGGAATCTTTAGAGGATATGTGCAATTAGACTATAACGATGATATTTTTAGATTAGATTATGCAGAAAAAATGAAAATAGAGAGTTTAGATGACGATTGGTATGTCGTTGTTGAGCCTATAGATGAGTACACAAACAATAGAGCGTGGGTAGAAAACAAGTGTATGGATGTAATAAATACTTTACTTGAAGAGGATTGGTTCGATGATTATGACGATGATTATGATGATGATTGGTTTGATGATGACGATGATGAGGAGGATTACGATGACTAATAAAATAATGTTGACTATGAAAGAGGCGTCAGCTATCACAAATATAGGAGTAGCAAGACTGAAAATGCTAACAAAAGAGTACCCTGATTTTCCTTACCTTAAAATTGGAGTGAAATACTTAATAATCGCAGATAAATTGGTGGAATGGCTAAACAACCATAGAGGAGAAGTGTTTTAAATGTTAGAAAAAAAAGTTGAGAATAAGATAAAAAAATGGCTAAAAGATAGAAATTATTGGTATTTTAAAGTACACGGTAGCATTTATCAACCTAGCGGTATTCCTGATATTTTAGCTTGTATTAATGGAAAATTCGTAGCAATAGAAGTAAAAAGGAGTGAGGGGGGTATAATATCCCCTTTACAAAAAGCACAGATACAAAAAATAAAAGAAAATGGTGGAATAGCGGGGGTAGCTTGTAGTATGGAGGAGTTTTTAGAAATACTGAAAGAGGGTAAATTACTATGAAATTATACAAATATCAACAAGAGTTATTAGATAAATCATTAAAAAACTACATATACCCACTGGACACAGGAACAGGTAAGACTATCATCAGCATTAATCATTATTGGAAACACGCACAAGGTAAGAAATTATTGATAGTTGCCCCCGCTCAAAAAGTACGTGAAGGTGGTTGGGATAGAGAGATTAATAAATTTAAAACTTATAACAAAATAGATAATATAGATTATAAAGTTATCAGCTATAACAAATTAGCTGACGCAAAAGTAGATAAAGACACTTATATTATCTTTGATGAGTGCCATTATATTAAAAACTATAGAGGTACACAAAGGAGTAGATTTGCACTAACTCACAGTAGAAACGCCTATGGATTTTGTCTATTAAGTGCAACACCTGCCTCAAACGGATACCAAGATTTAGGTAATTATTTTGCAATATTTGGTTTTTATAGTAGCGGATATAAATATGAAAAAGCACACGCAATAACAGAATGGACTAACTGGGGTTACAAAGAGATAAAAGGTTGGAATAACACAGAGTACATAGATAAGTGCTGGAAAGCTATCACTAGTAAAGCATTAATGAAAGAGGATTGTGTGGATTTACCACCATTGACATTTGAGGAGTGTTATTTTGAGGCAGGAAAAGAATATTTAACCATTAAAAAAGATAGGTATTATAACGGAATCTTATATGATAACACAAGTAAAGTTATAGCAGGACTTAGACAATCAGCAGGAATTAAAGATAAATTAGAATACCTTAAAGAGTTTAGAGCCAACACTGACGCAAACATATTGATTTTTTATAACTTTAACAGAGAGGCAAAAGAAATAAAAAAGATAATAAAAGTGGATTATGAAGTCAGTGGTGGAGTATCTAAAATACCTAATTTCGATAGTTATGATAAATTAAAAGGCAAGACAACATTAGTACAAATCCAAGCAGGTGGAGCAGGTATTGAGTTGCAATATAACACAGAAGTAATATTCTTCAGCCCTACGTGGAGTTATCAGGATTATTCACAAGCACTAGGACGTGCATATAGAATAGGACAAAAGAATAAAGTGACAGTTTATAAGTACATAGGAAATAGAACGATAGAAGAACGTGTGTATGCAAGATTGGACGAAAAACAGGATTTTGCTGAGAAGTTGTTGACAGATGAGGATTTAGGAGGCAGTTTTGATGATAAATGATAATGTTAGTGATAATATAACGAAAAACAGAAACAAATACATAGGTGGTAGTGATATTCCTGCTTTATTTAATGTATCAGAGTATAAAAGCTATTATGAGTTAGCGAAAGAAAAAGCAGGTGCTTTAAGAGGTACATATAAAGGTAGTGAATACACTAGATACGGACAATTACTGGAGCCTCTTATTAGAGATTATGTAAATGCTATCTACAATTTGAAGTTTAGAGAAAATACAGCTATCGATGATGTTTTAGGATTGAGAAGTAATTGTGATGGACTAGATAAAGAGGCTGGGTTATTATTGGAAATTAAGACTAATGGTGGAAACAGAGATACCATAGATGATTATATTTTACAAATGCAATTATATATGTATCAATTTAATGTAAATAAAGGTTATCTAGTGCAATACAAAAGACCTGATGATTTTTATAAAGGTTTTGATTATGAAATACATAATACTGATGATTATTTTAATTTAGAATTTGATGAGAACAGAATTACAATAAACGAAATAGATAGAGATGATGAACTTATTAAAGAGATATTAAGAAAAGCACAAATATTTTGGAATGACGTTGAAACACTAAAAACTAATCCTGAGATAACTGAGGCTGAATTTTACTTTAAAAATGAAGTAACAGAGTACAGAAACACAGTAACAAAACTGAGTAGATTGGAAAATGAGTTACAAAAGTTAAAAAATATAGAAAATGAGGCTAAAGAACAGAGAGAGATTTTATATAATCTAATGCAAAAATATAATGTAAAGACTATGGAAACAGAGCATTTACAAATTACTAGAGTAAATCCAACTCAGGGTTTAACAATAGATAGTACAAAACTAAAGGAAGAACAACCTGACTTGATAGAAAAGTACAGTAAAGTTAGCAATAGAAAAGGTTATGTAAGGGTTAAATGTAAATAAAGTTTTATGTGTAAAAATTTAAGTGTAAATTATAGGAGGTAAAAAATGTTAGTAAAAATTAATAATAATGATGTGATGGTTAAGGAATTTCAAGGACAAAGAATAGTAACAGCGTGGGATATAGCAAAAGTACATAATAAAACTGTAAGTGAAATCAATCAAATTTTTAAAAATAATAGAAACAAATTTATTTTAGGAGAAGATTATTTTCTTTTAACTCCAATAGAATTTTCTGAATCATTTAAACTGATACAGGATTTTATCCCTAATAATGTTAAAGAAATACCACTATTTACAGAAAGTGGTTATCTAATGTTAGTAAAAACATTTACAGATGATTTAAGTTGGAAAGTGCAAAGAGAATTAGTGAAAGGGTATTTTATAGCAAAAGAAATGGTTAGACCATTAACACCAGCAGAGCAACTATTAGCACAAGCACAATTGATGGTGAATATGGAAAATAGATTAAATATATTGGAAAAGAATAATGCTAGACTAGAGAATAATCTAAGAAGAACAATCACAAATGAATATTTTACTGTAATAGGATACGCCAATTTTAGAGGTATAAATGCTAATACATATAATAGCAGTGTTATTGGAAGAAAAGCAAGTAAAATATGTAAGGATTGTGGTTTAGCAATAGGAAAAGTGATAGATAGTAAGTATGGAACAATAAATACATATCCATTAGACGTCTTAGATGAGATTTTTGCATTAATGAATTAAGTGTAAATTAATAGGAGGCAATAAAATGATATTACCAAAAAATGAACCAAAAAAAGCAGATGTAACACCAAAGAACATACTTATATGGGGTGAATCTATGTCAGGAAAAACTTACTTAGCCAAAGAATTTGAAAGCCCATTAATCATCAATACAGATGGAAATGCTAGTAAAATAACAACACCTAGTGTATTCATTAAGAATTTTACTGAGTTTAAAGAAGTTATAGAAGAACTTGAAAAAGGTAAACATACCTTTAAAACACTAATAATAGATTTAATTGATGATTTAGAGACAATGGTTATAAATCATATTTGTAGTCTAGCAAAAGTTGAGAGTTTAGCAGATATTGCTTTCGGTAAAGGATTTAATACATTTAATTCTATATGGAAAAATCTAATGATGACTCTAACTCAAATGAATATGAATGTAATCTTTATATCTCATATGGTTGAGAAAATGGACGGACAAACAAGCTATCAAGCACCTGCATTGAGTCAAAAATGTTTAAATGCTTGTATGGGACGTTGTGATATTGTAATTAAAACTCAAAAAATCGGTAATAATTATATAAGATTATGCACTAGCAAGAGAGAAGCATATAAAGAAGAAGACATAAAAGATAAAAAAGTATTGGAAATATTGAAAACTATAAAAAATATATTTAGTAAAT